CTTTGTGAACTCGTTGATGGTAGTAAAGAAGGCAATCAGCATGGCGATTACTCCGATGCCGTAACCGAGTCCGACATGGAACTCTTGGATTGTCCAGCTTGCCCAAAGAATTATTGCTAGTGCGATTATGTATAAATAGAATTTCAGCATTTTCTTTTCCTTACTTGATTAGGTCTTTAGCTAAAGAGTGAACTGTGATTAGGAAGGCAACAAGCACACCTACTGCACCGATTGTGATGCCGAGAGTGGAATCTACAAGTTGCACGATAAAGCTGGACACAAGGATTACTGCCAGCGATAGAGCGTAGATAAATAGCTTTAGCATTTGTCTGCCTTCCTAAATCTTGTTGATAAGTCTGATTAGGTTTTGTTTGATTGACTCAATGTTTTCGTTGATTTCGCTAATGGTTTCATGAATAACATCAGCTTCCTCAGCTTCGCCTTTTTCGGTGGCCTCGTCAAAGAACTCTTGCTTTTCGTCACGCTCTTCGATTAGCTCTTCGATTTCTTCTAGTAGCTGTGTAATGTTCTCGTTCATCTTGCTTCTCCCTTTTGGCCCCCCTTGGGCCGTAGTAAAAGAATAGCACAGTTTTTGCCTTTTTCTGGCAATTTTGCCAAATTTAGGTCTTTTTCGGCGTGTCGGAATAAAGGGCTAGTTGAGGGTTTTTACGCTGATTGTGGCCCCAGGCTCGATGCCCTCGGCGTAGAGCTTCCTAGCTGAGATGCGGACTATTCGGGAGTCATCGGTTATGACTGTCCCTGTGAGGCTGTCCCCGACTGCCCTGATGAGCTTGTCGAGATCAGGGGACACGCTTGGGACTGGCCTAGTAACTGTCTTGGGCTTGGGCATATAGAAGTTGACTACCAGCTCACAGGGGTCATCTATGAGAGTCCAGTTATCGGGTAGGGATTCTGTTGCTGCCTCTGCGATGGCCTTACGCCAAGCCTTATGCTTCGAGCTGTTGACCTGAACGATTCTGCCCTGCATGATGGCGTGTGATCCTTGGCTGGCTGGGTTGCCTGTAACGCTAAAGCTTACCTCTGCCATGTAGTTCCCATGCTCCAATTATGGCAGCAAGGGTGTAAAGAATACCGAAGGTTAGCCCCAAGCCACCTAGAACGCTTTTAGTTTGCGTAGAGAGGTTTATCAGTATGCCGGCGGTGATGGCTGGGACTAACCAACGGAGATTACTCAAAAGGGAAGTGATTCCCTGTGTGTTGGCTCAAAGATTTCCTTGATTGCCGATAGTGGCTCTGCTGGAACTACCTTTGGGTTGTTGATGCTGACCTTGATTGACTGCTTCGCTTCGCCCTCTTTGTTAGTCCAGTTGTCTATCTCTGATGAGTAGAGTCCCTCGACCTGAAGGGTGTCACCGACCTCAAAGGTGGTTGGCTGTGCAAGCCAGACTGTGTAACGCTTGTTGATTGTTTCGCCAGCCTTGCTTTGGAATGATTCTGTTAGCTCGATGCCCTTGCCCTCGTAGAATACTCGGCTAATTGCACCCTTTACCTTGATTATTGCCATCTCTTGTTTCCTTTTCTCTTGTTGTTTTACTCTAGTGGTCACCTATGACATGGTTGGGGTTGGTGCAGTCAAGGTGTCCACAAGACCTAGTGCCTGGCAAGACTGGCTTGCCGTCAAATAGTGGGATGGTAAGCGTAAGCTTGTCGAACTCACCCTGCCAAGGGATACACTTCTCGGATCCATACTTGATGACGAGAGCTTGGTGCATCCGACAGGATTGGCACTTGAGGTCTTTACGCTTGCGCTTTTGGGTGTTGACCTTCCAAGTAGAGCCACACCGACAGCACAAAGCAACATTGTCATCCACGCCATAATCTTAGCCGACCACTCTGGAAAGATGTCCCTCAAACCTTAGTGCGACTTCACCGAGTCCACCATGTCGGTTCTTAGCCACCTTCATTATCATCTGGCTCTTTTGCCACTCGAACTGATCCTCGTCAACCTGCCGTCTGTGAAGCAAGATAACAGCATCGGCATCCTGCTCGATACCACCTGAATCTCTTAGGTCAGCCATGTCAGGCTCAGAGTCTTTACGCTGCTCAGGGCCTCGGTTGAGCTGGGCTAATGCGATGACTGGAACATTCAAATCCCTAGCTAGGTTCTTGAGTCCGATTGAGATGTCGGTAATCATCTCGTAACGCTTGCGACCCTTTTCGGTGTCTTGAATCAAGCCAAGATAGTCAACAACAATGGCCTCTAGTCGGTTGTTGCCCTTGACGCTGTTTGCCAAGGCTCGTATCTGCATTAGGTTCTGACCTGATTTGTCATGAATAGCAAGCTGGTGGGATTGAATGTCTTGTCTGACCTTGGCAATCTTTACCCAATCGTGATCCCTGATAGTTCCCTTCTCAATGTTGCCGATGTAGACCTCAGCTTCCATGCTGATTATGCGATTGTAAAGTTCACTCTTGCCCATCTCTAGGCTGTGAAAAGATACAGGGCCAGTCTTAGATAGTTCCCAAGCAATCTGCAAGCCAACGATTGTCTTACCAACACCAGGTCTTGCACCGATTATGTATAAAGCACCTGGTCTGAATCCTGCGATGATGTCGTTCAGCAAAGGCCAAGGGCTTTCAGGGTAATGCTTTGGCTTGTCTATCTCGTCAAGGTAAGGGATTAACTCATCGGCAACATAGCTAGGCTTGACTGCCGAGTTACGATCTATGAGATTGTCAATCTCTTTTTTAGCTGTGTCAAAGACTGTGGCTAAGTCCTCATGCTGAGCCTTGCTGTGAATCATCGTGCCGGCAACAGCTAGTCTGCGCCTTGTGGCTTCCTCGATTACCTTGCTGGCATAGAACTTGACAGAGGCAGCGGTTGGGGTAGCTGTGATTACATCGTGTAGGTAGCTTGCTAGTTTCGGCAGAGCTGCACCAACAGTCATAACATCTATCGGCTGGCGATTAGCCTTCATCTCCAGAATAGTTTTGTAGATGCGCTCATTTTGTATGTCATCAAAATCGCTGGGTGCGAGTGTCAGTTCCTCAAGTGCCTTGCCGTTGGTCAGCAGGACTGATCCGATTACCGACTGCTCGAACTGTGTCATTTCACTCTCCCGATGAATAGCTTAGGCAAAGGTTTTGCTTCAGCGACTTCAACACTCTCATAGAGTCCCTTGTTTAGCCAAGAGGCTGGGTATGGAATGTATTTTAGCTCTGGCAACTTTCCCTCAGCGTAGGCTTTGGTCAGCTTTAACAACTCATCAGCGGTTTTGCTTTTGGTTGCTTTGTTCCAGGCTTTTAGTGCATCTGCTTTGGCTATCTTTTTAGGATAAATCTCCCAAAACTTATCAAAGCCAGTATCTGTATTCTCTTGTTTATTCTTAATAGGTTGTTGTTCTTTAGTAATAGTGTTCTTTGTGTCCTGTTTACCGCTAGCGGGTTTCACCGTATCGGGGTTTTGGAAGGGGTCAGCCGTAGTCCAAACATAATCGGCAAAGGTTCCATCATCGTTGTGTTCTTGTTTCTCTGATCTCTTTAGGTAGCCATAGAGTTCAAGCTCTTTGACTGCCGATTTTATTGTGTCCACTCCGGTCTTATTGAACCGAGCTAGGCTGCTTATGCTCATGTTCCAACCAGGTCGGTGAGACATCAGTTGCGTTAGCAGTCCTATTGCTTTGAGTGTGAGCCTTGAATCCCTTACCCAGTCATTTGGTATCTGGGTGAAGTGGTCATCGAAGTTGTGGTGTCCTCTGATAAGTGGCATTAGGCAACACTAGCCCTGTCAAGCATGACCATCATCACAGTCGGTGAGATTACTTTTGACTCGAACGCTTCCTTGACCAGCATTGCCCAGTCACCGGCATCAAGTCCGTAGGCTTTGTAGTCCATCTCAGCCATGAAAATGTTGCCAGCGTAGTAAGGCAGAATCTCTGCCAATGATTTATTTGTCCAGTTAAACACTAAATGTGCCTTCCTATTCGGGTTGGCACACTACACTTAGTAATGATGCCAACAGTCTGTTTGTTGGTATCCACGCCGTCTAGGGGTTCCGATCTCTAGGCGGCATTTCTTATTCTGTTATGTCTTTACACTAGCACCAGAAGTGTATCCTGGCGTGGAGCTGTCGGGAGTTGCACCCGAGTCCTAGTCAGATTCCTCATCGGCTTTACTGATAGTCGAGTCTAATCCAGCCCCTTGCTTGGACTG